GTCCATCATCTGCGCGATATCCGGAATCTGGATGTTTGCCTGTGGACTCAAATCTCTGAATCAATTCCAGATTCTTCTTGGCTGCTCCCTTCTGCTCAACGGATTGCAGATTGGCACTAGATGGGTGATGCTGCGGGAACTGAACAGGAACTACCTGCTCATGCGCCGATCTGGGCTATGTACGGAACCGCCGCGAGAGCAAGAGCGGGAATCTGAACGATGAAATCAGCGAACATCCCACCCATGTATTTCTCCTTGATCTTCTGCCAGCGGGATTGGTCCTTGGTGTGCGATTCGGCGATGTACAAGGCTCCAAGCAGACGCTGCATGGCGTCATTGAGCTCGAACGAGCCGCAGCTCTCCCAATCGTTGACGCATCGGCGAACCTCGGTCGTGAGATTAAGCACATACGACTTCAACGCCGCTGGCATGCTCACATCCTCTTTCAGGCACTGCTCGATTTCAGAAAGGAAGCCGGAGATGTTCTCCCTGTCCTTGTCCTCCATCCGCACATCCAGCTCTACCCACCTGTCGGCGATGGTCTGCAAAGCCAGAACCGCCGCGGCATCCAACCTATCGGTCGCACCGGCCAACGTGCTGAAGTTCATACGATATCCGTTCGCGTCCTCCGAGAATGATTCCCACAAGGCTTTCCAAATACCGGGCATCTGTGATTTCGCCATGTCGAGACGTTTCACGCCACGGGCGATCAGCGTATCAAGTGTTCTTTCGGTGCTGCACATGGCCGTGTATGCGGACAGCACGTCCTTCCGGAATCCGTCGGGCTGCTGCTCGACCTCAAAAAACTGCAGTAGGTATTCGGCTGCATTCGACATTGATTCTTCTCCTAACTGTTCGGCCCGCACGTCGCATATGCGGGATGACACCGATTTTAGGAGGGGGCCGGGCGGTTCTCCTAACGCCGCCCGGCATCACATACGCAAAGGAGGCGCGTGATGGAAGACGATACGACGTTCGCTGCGCTCGCTGAGGTCCTGAAACCGATGAACACGACGAAGGACATCGCGGACCGTTGCGGCATCAAGGAGGGCACCTTGGCGTACTGGCGTGGTGCGGGAATCGGCCCGAAGTTCGTGAAGGTCGGACGGACCGTCATGTATCCGAAGGAGCCGATGATCGCCTACTTCAAGGAACACCTCTACCAGAGCACATGTGAATACGAGGGAAAGGAGTCGGCATGAAAACGATTCGCAAGGCCTGCGTGCAGGCGGTGTTCGACGAGTTCGAGACACGGGGCGAACTGGTCCACGCGTTCGCGGATGGGGATGCTAAGGCCATGAGGCCTCTCGGCCACATCGTCGGCTACGTCGACCTTGACGTCACCGGAATCGTGGATCTCATCGTCGACACGATCAACAAGGAGCTGTGATGGCACTCAGGAGAATCGACGTGGAAACGTTGCTGACGCCACCCGAACCGCCGAAGGCGAGCATCGTCATGTTCGGCATGAGCGGATACGCGGTTCGCATCAGTCCGAAAGGCGGGGCCCAACTCGTGGAACTCCTGCCCGACGGCGCCTGCACGCTCGCATCCATCACCGCGGGCGAGCTTGAGACATTCGACTACCAACTCCACAACGAAACGGGAGGCACCAGATGACCGACAACGATTTCCGTATCGAGGACCGGAAGGAACGCGAGGCGAAACGGCCGAACTATCCGCTACGCAGGGTCAAGTTCCTGCTCGCGGTCGTCGGCCTCGTCGCCAGCGTGACGCTCATGCTCACCTGGCATGGCGGGAGCCTTGCGGGCGCGCTTGTGGTCGAGGGCGTGTATCTCGCCACCGCGTTGTGGCTGACCGTCAAATTCGCACCCAAATACGACGGAAAGGACGACAATCATGCCTAGCGGAGCCAACAGCCTCCAACTCCACATGAAGTACGCTCCGGTCAACCGCGGCAGCATCCGCTACGGCGCATCCCGAAGCCACGGCCACCACACTTCGCCGAAGACATGGAGTCAGGAGACCGGCATCGACCTCGACCGGCTCCTCCACGACGAACGCGAGTACATCACGCGGATGAGACGCCGCACCCGGCGTGACATCGACGTGAAACCACGCATCCAACGCGTGTACGAGACGATCATCGCACTGCAGATGGAAGGAGTGACGCCCAGCAGCCACAAGGTGGCCTTACGGCTCAACATCCCCCGGAGCACCGTGATGGGCGACGTGCACAGGCTCGCCGACATGGGATTGCTCGTCAACGCGCGGACTCGACGCGGAGGCTTCCTCACCACCGGCAGAACACCCGAATGGAGTGACCTGGATTGAGTCTCGAAACATTAAGCCTGCCGGAATGGCCAATGGTGTGCGAGCTCACCGTGCCTGGCGACCCGCAGTCGAAAGGTCGTCCACGCGTCTACCAGGGACACGGCATCACCCCGACGCGGACGCGGGAAGCCGAGAACCGCGTGTACTCGGAATGGCGCAGCCGGTATCCGAACCTGCCGCCATATGAAGGCCCTGTCTGTCTGGCGCTCACGTTCTGGACGGCAACACGGCGAGGACGTGACTGGGACAATCTGGCGAAACTGTTCACCGACGCGTTGAACGGCGTCGCCTACACGGACGACCGGCAGATCATCGAAGCCAGCGTGCACGTGCACCGTCCCGACCAGTACGTGCTTGGCGCGCACGGCAGGCCACGCAAACGGAAAAGCGGCGACCCGCTCACATGGCACGGCCGGCCATACACGCCATGCACGAGGGCCAGCATCTACTTCAAACAGGAATACATACCCAGATAGGAGAAAACACCATGAAAAACACCAGTGAATACGTTGTGCAGACCCTCATCGACGACGAGGACATGAGCGCCGACCTCGCGAGCCTCTACCCGGCGGCTAGCAAAATCGGCGACGCAGCCGCGGCATTCATCGACAAAGCGGACCAGACCATCGAAAAGAAGGGTCTGATGGGCACGCCTGCCGGAACTGTCGCGAAATGCATCGACATTTGCCAGAACGTCGTCAAGGAAGGCGCGGCCATCAGCCGGCTCCTACGCAATCCAAGGACCTGCGACACCGTGATCGTCAGCCGACGGTACGAGGAAACGAATCCAGCCACCGAAGACGACGGCATGACGCAATCGACCGTGGAGGACGTGGAATGAGCAAGCAGAGGGGATACATGCCGTACTGCCGCACGTGCGGACCATTGGGGCCGGCCATGCGAACCATGCCCGCGTTCGACGTCGTGGAAACGCACCGACGCGCCTACCCGCACCACCAGACCAGCGTCATCCCCACCAAAACCAGCATCATCGTGAAAGGAACAAGCAAATGAGCGCGCAGAACCTCGAAACATTGGCCAAACGGTACGTGGAACTGAAAAGCCGCATCGCCGACCTTCAGGAAGAAGCCGACGGATTGAAAGCCGAACTCATGGAAGACCGCGAGCCCGGCGAATACGCGGCCGGACCGTTGACCGTGAAAATCCGGAAAGGCAAGCGCAACCTCGATGCCAGAGCATTCGAACGGCGCTTTCCTGTGCAACAGTACGCCGACTGCTATCGGATCCAACCGAAGGCATTGTCCGAAATCGTCAGCCAGGTCGGCGAGCCAGCATTGCGCGGGTGCGTGAAGACCGGTGCGGCAAGTCTGGTGGTCGAATGACGCGCGTTCCAATCAGCCAGGAGGCGGTCGGCCGCGCGCTCAGCAAGACGCTCGACCATTACGACAAGGCGCCCGGATTCATGGACGAAGCCTACATCATCGACACACAAGAGGCGGGGGACTTGGCGGCTTTCCTCTGGGCCCGTCTCGACGAGGAATGCGGAAGGGTGGGATATGAGCTCACAACTCGACCTTGAAACAGTCATGAACGCCAACATGGGCACCGCGCACGTCGATGCCACACCATCCGCTTCGCGGGAATCGGACGAATGGAAGGAAATCCGCCTGATCATCGAGGCGCACATCGCCAACCAGCCACGCAGCCTGCAAAAGGAGATCGGGCCAAGCGAACTCGGCACCGACTGCCTCCACTGCCTCGCCGCCAGACTCGCCGGATGGGAGAAACGCCAGTCGGCCGCATGGCTGCCATTCATCGGCACATGCGTCCACGAACGATTCGAACACCTGTTCAACAAGCGCAAGGACGAATTCACCGTCCCGGACGACGATGGAGGAGAACCATGGGCCGTGAAACGCTTCGAAGCCGAAAGACACGTCGACGTGGGCAGCATCCACGGACTCCACGGCTATCAGCTCATCCACGGCAGCATCGACCTGTACGACGCGGAAAACAACACGACCATCGACTGGAAAATCACCGGCCCCACCACAATTCGCAACGTCAAAGCCAACGGTCCAAGCCAACAATATCGCATCCAGGCGAGCCTGTACGGCATCGGATTGGAAAACGACGGAGAACCCTGCAAAAGGAACGCCATCTACTTCCTGCCCAGGAACAGCGTCAGCCTGGCCGACGCACTGCCGATCGAATTCGACTTCGACCCGAAACCCGGACGGTGGGCGCTCAGCCGCGCGCAACTCATCGCCAACCTCCTCGACCTCATCGAACAAGAGGATGGAACCGAAATGCGCGACGCGTGGATACACGCTCTGCCAACCAGTCCGACCCACTGCTTCCAATGCGGCAGCTGGCCGGACGACCAGCTCGGACAACTATCCGAACTCAACGAAAACCAATATCCGGCATTGCCGGACAAATGGCGGCAGGCCATCGGCCTGCTGGAATCCACCTACAGGAAAACAGAAAGGTAAAAAACACAATGTTCGGAACGCAAAACTATGGTGGCGGATTCACTCAGCAAGGCGGAGCCAGCTACCGGCCACAACAGGCGCAGCAGCAGTCCGCCGAATCGTTAAGCCTTGACGACGTGATGCAGGGCGGCGCGCCCAGCGCGTTCAGCAAGGACGATCCGATCGGCACCAGCGTGGAAGGCGAGATCGTCGAAATCCGCGCGGAACAGCAGACCGACTTCACCACCGGCGAACCCCTCTACTATCCCAACGGCAAGCCGAAGCCGCAGGTCGTCATCCACCTGCAGACCACACTGCAAGACCCAAATCGCGTCGGAGACTCCGGCATTCGAGGCGTGTACGTAAAAGGCTACAACATCGGCCAATTGCGTCTCGCATGCCGTCAGGCTGGAGTCGGCGACCATCCGAACGTCGGAGACCACTTGAAAGCCACTTTCGCCCGCACCCAGCCCGCGAAGACCCGCGGCTACAACGACGCGAAAATCTACGACTACGTCGTCACACCGAAAAAGACGGCCGACTTGAACACCGCGATGAACGACCCGCAGGCCGCAGCCCCGCAACAGTATGCGCCGCAGCCGCAGTACGGCCAGCCAGTCACCATCGGCCAGCCCGCAGGCCTGACCATGCAGGAACGACAGCAGGCCGCCCAACTGCAGGCCGCCGGAAAAAACGTGCAGGAGATAGCCGGACTGCTCGACAAAACGGTCGACCAGGTCGTCAACGCGCTCGGCGCGGGCAGCGGACAAGAGCCTGAATTCTAAAAAATAGGAAAACGTCCCCACCACGTTCCTGCAGTGACGTCTCGCTAATCGAAAACGTCACTGCGGGGACGTGGTGGACACATGGGGACGTAGGCAAAGTCCACCCAAAAAGGACGAAAAATCAACCATATATAGAAAAAGGACAAAAGGACAAAGTGTTTTATATATATGTCTTTTTTGTTGTTTTTTGTGTTGTGTGTATAGGGGAGTAACCGTCCCCGCAAAAAGGAGGTGAAAAATGAGAAACTACAGCAAATACTCGCCCATTCCCACTGAAGACCTGCCAGCGCAATTCGCGGGAATCTTCCACCTGCTCGCACTCACCTTCGCGCCGGCGAACGACCGCACGATCATTGCGACCATCGATGGCCGCAACCTTGAACTTATCTGCGATGGTGGCGATACTGCCACCGAACATCGCAAGAAAATCCCAGTCGTGGCCGCCGGCTATCAAAAAGCCATCTGGGAGCTCCGCGAAGGGCATCTTCGCTACTGCCCGTCACAGCAAAGGCTCTGGCGTCGAGACTCAGACACGTCCGACCATGAGGGCGAAAGGCTCATCCTCAATTCATGGCATCCCGTGAAAACCATCGAGGATGAATACCATATCGGCGCGAACGCGCGCAGCAGTGAGCGTAATTCGCTCTACAGTGCGACGATTCTTCGCGAGGCGAAGCGAAGCCAATGGTTCGACCAAGTCGAACGCGGCGTGCGCTGCGACCCATGCGTGTGGGTGCGCCGTGAAGGAAGAATCGTCTGTCTGCAGGATGAGCCGGATATTGCGGTCACGCAGACATTCTCACCGGCAGGAATGGGCAATCAGGCATTGAGGGATGCGAAGCGCATTCTCGAATGGTTGACCGTCGATGAGAAGTCCTGCGCGAATCTTTGCCGAATGTTCGCGACGCCATGGCTTGAGCCATTCAAACAATTGTCATACGTACTGTCTGGTCATGGTGGTGACGGGAAAACGCTGATCGCCCGCCAGGCGATCCTTGGCGTGCTTGGAGTCGGGAAAGTGTTTCCTGGTTTCAGTGTGCAGGGCTATTGCACTGGCGGTGGCTACACTCTGGGGCGCGAGTCGATGAATGATGAGATGGACGGCAAGGCTTTCGCCATTGACGATGAGGCTTGCGCTGTCACGGAGGACATGCTGCCATTGCTGCGTGCACTCTCGACAGGCTCGCAGGTGAACGCCCGCGTCACGGGCGGCCGTTATCGTGTGATGACGCCATCGGCCACATTGCTGATTCTGACGAACATGCAGTTCGCTGATTCAGGCGAGAATTCCGACGTGCGTCGTTTCATTAAGGTCGAATTCCACCAGTCGAAAGGCCGCTCGTATGACGAATATCATGCGATCGAGGGGTTCTGCCATCGACATCCCGCAGCGTTCTTCGTGCTGTCGTGCCGCTTGTGGGAGCGTTCGGATGAGCCGGAGATTGTGAATCTTAGTCCTGCTCGCACCATCAGTGACGAGATGTATTGGCTGATCAGTGAGATCGCGTCGAACGAGGAGCAGTATGGTGTTCCGGTCGCGTCCAGGAACGACTATCGCAAGGAGTTTCACACGGCGGTGCCGCAGTCTTTGATGGACGTGCTGGGCTTGGAGAATTCGAAGACCAAGGCGCTGCCGGGCAGTCAATGCCGTGTGGTGCGCGTCGCCGACCAGAATCGCTTCGATGTGTATCGCAAGGCCGCTCTCGATAACGAGACGGAGCCTGCCGACACTTGGTGGCAGACGGCATTGTCGAAGCCGAACCGCGACAGTCTTAAAACGTTGGATGATGTGGGCGACTGTCATGATCTGGCCGGCATCGTCGAATCCGCGTTGGCTGGCAATGTCGGTTTCGCGCCATGCGAGGGCAAGGCGCGAAAGACTGGTGGTCCGGTCGATGGGAAGGTGTCGCTGTCGTGGAAGCGGTTGAATCCGTCGGACGAGAGTCACGTGGATTCGACTTTCGTGACAGATAAGATGAGCCGTTATGCCGTCGTGCCGCTTGGCGACTGCTTCGTCATCGACTGTGACAAGCCTTCTGAAGCTGATGGTCCTGATGGCTGGCAGTGTCTGCAGGCGTTGACGGGCGACTATGGCACCGACATGCTTCCGGCCACGTTGGTCACGAAAACACCGCATGGCGTGCACCTGTACTATCGCATGCCAACAGGCATGGATGTCAGCTTGCTGAAGAATGCGGTGCATGAGCAGAATCTGCCGATCGACCTGCGTGTCAGCAACAAGGGTTATGTGCTTGGTCCCGGCAGTGTCATCGACGGCAAACGGTATGAGCTGGTGGATCTCCCTTCAGGCGTGGTGCCGGAAGCGAGCGAGGCAATCATGCGTATGCTCAAGGATTTCGGCTATACGAATGAGCCGAAGCCGGAGGCGCCAGCATTGAGCTTGGATGATGTCATGGCCGGCAGGCCAGCCGCGTCCAATTCGCAGGGGACGCCGGATATGACGCCGGTGCCGGAAGGCCAACGCAACAGCACATTGCACGCCTGGGCGTACGGAAGGCTGAAGAACCATCCGGAGAACGAACGGCAGATCCAGGCCGATCTGTTCCAGCGTGGCCGTGTGAGCGGTCTGCCGGACGGCGAACTCGACCAGATCTGGAAATCGATCAAACGAAGCCTCGGATAAGGGTAGGAATCATGATGGGAATCATCCGAAAACTTGGTGGTCTTCTCGATGAGGTGTCCGGGCTCATCCTGGGATTCGTCATGCTGATGCTTTTCGAAACAGCTTGGAAGATCACCGACCTCGTCGACTGGTGGCGGGATGAGTCGTAAACCACCATTGTGGATGCGCCGGCTCGCGCCGCCGGGCAATCCGGCGCACCTCGTGCCGGCCGTCTGCTCATGCGGACGGTGGATCTTCAGCGAACGTGACGTGGTCTGGCAGTCATGGGACGCCGGCATCATCGCCGGCGACGACCTGGTCACCGCGATCATCCTCGGCCGGCAGCTCATCCGGATCCGCCGCATCGCGCAGACGGACACGATCAGATTGGAGACGGTCGCGGGACCGCTCGGCATCAGCCCGGACGGAATGTATCTCGGCGCGCATGAATGCGGGCTCATGCCCATCAGCGTCAAACCCGCCGACATGAGCGGAAGTGAATTCCACTATTCGACCCTTGAGGGGTTCCCGACGATGCGGCCGGATCCCGACAATCCTGACCCGTGGGCGGGAATACCCGAAATGGAACTAATGTTCGATTCAGGATGGCCGAAATGCTAGAATCGCAACATATGGGCGAAAAACGGGAAGCAACCACAACATGTAGTGTGTGTGGCGGGGAGTGCCGTATCCAAGCCACGATGTGCGACAAGTGCGAGAACACTTTGAGGGGATGGATCCACGACTATCCCATCTGGATCCACGCCCTGCGCGAGTTCCTGGATTCGACGGCGCATTACGGAGGCCACCAGCCTGGACGTGTTAACCTGCCGTCCGCGCCCACGCCGATCAGACTCTCGGTCGTTGACCATCTGCAGGAGATCGAGGATGCGGTGACGGCGTTGTGGTGTCGATTGTATGCGCCGCCGGCCATGCCATGGGCCACAAGCATCGCGGTCCCGCCCATCGTCGACAAGCTCAAGGCATGCTGGTCATGCCAGCGGTTGAACCGACTGCCGGACATCGGTTTGATCTGGCATGACTGGCAGCGGTTGGCGCGCAAGACGATGAGCATCATCGACGTGCCGCCATCCAGGCACGGCATCGGCAGGTGCCTGAACCCGTTGTGCGGCGTGGAGCTGAGTGCGGAGGTTGGAGCGGTAAGCGTCGACTGTCCGGTGTGCGGCAACACTTATCGCGTGGTCGACGTGCGATTGGGGTTCCTGCGGGAGTGCATCGAATCGGGCAGGGCGTTCACGGCGGGGGAGTGCGCGGAGCTGCTGCGCGAGTGCGGGTTCCAGTGCAATGCGAACACGATTCGTTCGTGGCGCAAGCGCGGCAGGCTCCAGCCGGCCGGTGAGACCGAGCAGGGGCGGCCATTGTACAGGCTTTCGGATGTGCATCGGCAGGTGCTGCGGCGCGATTCGATTTGACAAAATCGAAAGTGCAACGCAGAATTGTCAGTGGATTAGAGGGTTCAAACCGAGGTGACTTGGTTTGAACCCTCACTCATATCCGCCTTGGATTCTCCTGACTCCTTGGGTTGCAGTCCCGTCCTGTCCGAACGGCATATCGGACACGCTCCGCCCACTCCCGTCAGAGTGGACATACCCAACAGTGGCAGGCAAGCCAATCCCGCGCTTCCGTGATGCGGTGAAGCTCAAATCGCCTGTCCATGCCTTCGTAGGAATCAGTGGTAGATCGTACCGGCCGCGAGTCTTTATTGGATTCTCTTCCTTGTGGCCGCGTGTGGACGCGGGTTCGAATCCCGCCGAAGGCACCCATGAAACAAATCCGGGGTAGGGGTATCGGCAAATCCGGGAGGGGTATTCGCAGATGATGGGGAGCCCCTACAAGACACGGGAGCGGCCGTATACGGGAGCCCCTATACCGGCATTCCGGCAAGCCAACGGCGAAGATAGTCGTCGGCAAATCCACGGCACTCCGGGTCCCATACACGTGGGAGGCCACATGAGCAAGCGGCGCAACGAGCGCGTCAGCAACGGCTGGCGGCGCAGACAGCTCAGGGCAAGAGTGCTGGCCGCATACGATGTGTGCGCCATCTGCGGCAAGCCGGTCGACAAGACATTGAAGACACCACATCCGATGAGCGCCGAAGTCGACGAGCTCATACCAGTCTCACGCGGCGGCGATCCATACAGCTTCGCGAACTGCAGGCTCACGCACCGCAGATGCAACAGGATGAAGAGCGACAAGACAGACGAACACGCACGAGCGCTGCTGGCTGGCAGACAGGACGTGAAATCAAGCTCGATGCCGTTCAAAACGTTCGGCATCTGACCTCCGATGACCAGGGCAGGGATCCCGGGTACACCCCCTTCCAGTCGCCTCGGGTGCAGTGCCGATTTCTCCCCGCGGATTCAAACGTCGGAAACAGGGGAAACAACGAAAGGTCGGAAAGCGAGGATTACGCCGATGAAGTGCGAACTCTGCGGCAAGGAATTCCAGCCTTCCGGCCACGGGCGGCCTCAGAAGTACTGTTCCAAGTCCTGCCGCCAGAAAGCCGATTATCGTCGGAAAAAGAACAGGCCCGCACAGGACCGGAACAGTAAGCCGCCCGTCAAAGCCGTGGAAACGAAACAGAAGCCGGAGCAGGATCTCGACCAGCGGAGCTTCGAACGGATGATGGACGGCAGCATGCTGGACATACTGCGAGACAACCGTGACCTGCTGCTCAAGGCCATGGCCGATCCCACGACGCCGGCGAACGCGCTGCCCGCGATCAGCCGCCAGCTCATCGCCGTATGCGACCGCATCGAATCGCTCCAGGTCGGTGGCCTGACCGACCTGCTGGACGATGAGGAAGACGAGGTGACGGACGATGTCGGAGCGTCGATTGTCTGAAATCGCCAAGGTCCTCCGCCAGCCGGAAGGCATCGTCGGCAGCGAGTTCACGCGAATCAACAAAGCTGCGCGCAAGGCCGGCATCCGTTTCGACTTGTGGCAGCAGGGCTTCTTGTGGCTTCTGTTCGCCAAGAACGCGGAAGGCAAGTATGCGTGTGGCGCGGACGGCGCCGTGCTGTCCAGCTGCAGGCAGATCGGCAAGACCTTTACCGTCGGCACCGCGTTGTTCCTCAAGGCGATACTCACGCCGAACCTGAAAGCCATCTGGACCGCCCACCATACGCGCACCAGCGACGAGACATTCGCGGACATGTGCGAGATGGAGCGCAATCCAGTGCTCGGCCGGTACGTGGAACGCATCCGCAGGGCGAACGGCCAACAGGAGATCACGTTCACGTCCGGCAGCCGCATCATGTTCGGCGCCCGCGAAAACGGCTTCGGCCGAGGATTGCACAGCGTGGACGTGGCCGTGTTCGACGAAGCGCAGATCCTCACAGTGCGCGCGATGGACAATATGATTCCGGTTTTGAACACGAGTCCTAATCCCCTGGTCGTGTATATGGGCAATCCACCCAAGCCGGGAGACCAGTGCGAGGCGTTCACGGAGAAGCGCATGCACGCGTTGAACCATGACGGGAACCTCCTCTACGTGGAGCTCGCCGCCGACAAGGATGCGGATCCGGACGACCGCGAACAGTGGGCTAAAGCGAATCCCAGCTATCCGAAACGTACAAGCGAACAGGCAATCATGCGCATGCGCAACAACCTGTCGGAAGATTCATTCCGTCGCGAGGCGCTTGGCATATGGGATGAGACCGCCACCGCGTACGCCATCAGCCCGGACCTGTGGCAGGCCGCGGCCATCGACGACGTGCCTGATGGGGAAACCGTGAGCTTCGGCATCGACATGCCTCCGGACAGGAGCGTGCTGACCATCGGAGCCGCGCTACGGTACGCGGACGGTTCGGCCGTCATCCAGATGGCGAACATCAAGGACGCACGGCAGGCGGGAACCATGTGGGCCGTGGACTGGCTCGCCGAACATTGGCCGAAGACCGCCAGCGTGGTCATCGACGCGCAGTCGCCCGCTATGAGCCTGCTGCCCGAACTGAAGAAGGCGCATGTGAGGGTCACGGTGACGAACATGCAGGAGATGGGCCGCGCGTGCGGACGCTTCCTCGACATGCTCAAGGCCGGAACGCTCAAGCATCCACGGGACGAATACCAGCCGCAGCTGGCCGCAGCCGTCAAGGGCGCCACCACGCGGCCTCTTGGACAGTCCGGCGCGATCGCCTGGAACAAACTCGGCAGCGATGTCGACATCACGCCGCTCGTGTCCACCACTCTCGCCCTGTATGGGGCGTTCACGACGAAACGACATCCGGGAAGACGACAGGAGGTGATGTTCTGATGGTGTTCTACATGGCCGACGGCACAACGGTAAGTGTCGCTCCGAAATTCACCGGCAGCAGCTACCTCGACACCGCAAGCGGAAACGTCGGCACCATCCTCGGCGTCGACGACGAGGACATGCCCATCATCCACGAACTGTTGCGCGTGTGGCGTGAGAAATACCCACGCAACCTGATCCGCGGAGCCTACTACGACTGCAAGGAACGATTCAAAGACTTCGGAATCTCCATCCCCGACCAGATCAAAAACAAGGTCGAGGCGATGATCGGATGGCCCGAACTGGCCGTCCGATCATTGAGCGACCTGAGCGACCTGGAAGGGTTCAGCGTATCCGGCGACGACACGATGGGCGTCAACGACCTGTTCGAGGACAACCAATTGGACGTGGCCACGTCAGAACTGATCGTATCCGCTTACAAGCACTCATGCAGCTTCCTGACCATCGCCGCAGACCCGGAGAATCCGGACCGGATCAGCATGATCCCACGCTCCGCCGACTGGTCCGCTGGAATCTGGGACCGACGCAACCACCGTCTGGCCGCGGCATTGACCATCACCGAGGACGACAAGGACGGACGAATCTGCGCGTTCAACGTGTGGCTCCCCGGCAAGGTCTACGAATGCTCCGGCCACCTGACCCCATGGCGGGCGGAGAAAATCGAAACGAACTTCGACCAGCCGACTGCCGTCGCGCTCGCCTACGACAGGCAGATGGACCGGCCATTCGGCCACAGCCGCATCAGCCGTTCGCTCATGAGCCTCGTCGACGCCGGATTCCGCACCGTGGTCCGCATGGAGGCGTCGGCCGAATTCTATTCCGTTCCGAAACTCTGGTTCATCGGAGCGAACAGGGACGCGTTCAGCAGCAACACATGGACGAGTCTCATCCAGGCGATCAACGCGATCACCGCGGACGAGAACGGAGAGCTTCCCCAACTGCATCAGGTGCAGCAGGCGTCCATGACGCCCCATTCGGACATGCTCAAGACCTTGGCCATGCTCGTCGCCTCGCAGACCCGAGTGCCGGTCGACTATCTGGGCATCACGTTGGACAATCCGACCAGCGCCGAGGCCATGGCATCCGCCGAACGACGGTTGACGCGCATCGCCGACAAGCAGAACGTGGCCTTCGGACGGGAACTCAAACGGGCCATGGGCATCGCCGTGGCATTGCGCGAAGGCGCGAACACGATACCCGACTCCATGCGCGACGTGCATCCGGTATGGGCGCCCACAAGGGAAATCTCCGACGCGGCGCGCGCCGACGCGTTCACGAAGATCGCCGACAAGATCACCGGCTACGCCGACTCCGATGTCGGACTCGAACGTCTCGGCCTGACCCGCGAGGAAATCACCCGCCTACGCGCCGACCAGCAACGGCAGAAATCGGAACAACGCATCGACCAGCTCATGGACAGAAGCGCGGCGTCCTCGGAGGTGACGGATGGATCTGAACAATCTGGATCTGCCGGAACCGGCGAAAGCGCAGCTTCGTCAGAAACTGGAGAAACTGCATAGGGATTACGAGACTGATCTTGAGAATCTGACAGACGACGCCACCGACGCGATGGAATCCGCGAAACCGTTGGAACGACAAGACATAGTGCTCAGGTACACCCGCGATGCGTCCGAACGATCACGCAGGTACTACACTGACACCAGGAACCTGTGGCAGAAATACGCCGGCATCAAAATGCCGCCCTACGTCTCATCTACTTGCGACGAATATGAAGTGCTATACCGTCAGGTAGGCGGTTTCACTGGAACCGATTGGAATGGGCATAACTACACTAATTTGAAGCATGGCAACGCCAACGGGCTGACTGTTGAAGACCTTTGGCCCGACCTGAAGACGGTGGACGACTGGCAGCAGTTCATTGCCGACATGATGAGCAGGTCTGTACGATTGACCACGCAGAACAACCGCGACGCCGACGAGACGCATCCTGGATGGGCACGCGTCCCACGAGGCTCCAATCCTTGTGCATTTTGCGTGATGCTCGCCAGCCGAGGATTCGCATACACCAGTGAGGAAAGCGCGGACTTCGGCGGCTCTTTCCATAACGGCAAATGCCGTTGCATTCCCGTGTGCAGCTGGGGCAAGGACAAGATCTTCGGCTATGACCAAGCGAAGTATAAAGCCATGTACGATCAGGCCGTGCAAGCCATCAACGGCAACGCATTGGGAAAGAATTGGAAGTCCTCCGCCGAGGAAGCCGGAATCAAGTTGGATTCGGCCGACGCGAATGCCGTCACATTCGTTATGCGTCATAAGTTCCCTAAGCAATTGAGCGACGGGATCATGCCGAAGAAACGTGCGTCTTTCAAAGTCGAACATGATTTCACCGGCATGCGCGACGAGAAATCATTAAGCAAGAAAGGATGGGATGGAAGGCAGAAGGCGCTTGGCGTCCCAGTAGACGCAGACGTCCTTGAGATGCATGAAATCGTGTTCCTGGAACATTTCAAGTCACTCGGACAGCATTACGAATGGATTCCACGCGATACTTTGGGGCACAAATCGACGAATGACTTGAAATGGATTGAGCAAGACCTTGAGTGCGAGGTTAAGTCATCTCGGCAAAAACGCCCAGACTACGGATCCATTTCGAAGAACATCTCAAAAGCGGTATCCAAAGCCGAGCAGCATGGTGTCGTGAAGGATGCATTCATTGTGGATCTCACTGGATACTCGGCTCCGGAGAAACTGGTGACGCAACTTTCCCGCTATAACGCGCTGCATAAGAAAAACAAGATCAGACGTTTGTTCCTATTGGACAACAACGGGATGAGAGAAATCGAGCTGCAATAAAAACCCGGAGGCACTCCCGCACGAATAGGCTATTATTTCAAGTCTGCACGGGACCTCCGGTACTTCTATTTTACCAAAAACCATTGATTTCGGTGGATTGCCAGAGCAGACGAATGGACCCGACTGTAACTCGGGCGCTTCACAGCCGCGCAGGTGCGAATCCTGCATCCACCACTCGGCCAGCCATTCAGGTTGGCGGCGACCATGCGCCGTATCGCGTGGGAGGACCATACAGCGCACCGTGGCGCGGTCGAACTCGAATCCACGGGAAACAGCAAAGGAGAGCAGCATGTCCATCAGATTCCGATTCCCGGCACACATCCGTCTCATCGACGGCGGTGGCGACGAGGGCGGTTCCAATGACGGTGGCGACGGCGGTGAGCCGAGGTCGTTCACCCAGGAACAGGTCGACCAGATCGTCGAGAAGCGACTGGCCAAGGAGCGCGGCAAGTACAAGGACTACGACGAGCTCAAGTCCAAGGCCATGAAACTCGACGAGATGGAGAACGCCGGAAAGAGCGAAATCGACAAACTCAAGGAATCGAACGCGGCGCTGCGCAAGCAGATCGACGACGCCGCGGCCGAGAAGCAGCACGCGGAATGGGTGTCCGAAGTCGCCAAAGACAAGGACGTTCCGGCCGAACTGCTGCGCGGCGGAACCAAGGAGGAACTCGAGGCGCATGCGGACCTCCTGCACGCGGCGCTGCATCCGGCATCCAAGCCGCCTCAGGTGAGGAACCAGACGGGCTCTCCATCGCACCAGAACAACAACAAGGACGCCGAAGAGCTCTCGTACATCCACCAGCTCCTAGGCGAATAACCCAACCATCCGAAAGGACAAGTCATCATGGCGATGAAAACAGACCAGATCAAGCTCCCCGTGAGCGTGGCCACCGAAATCGTGAACAAGGCCAAGGACACCAGCACCATCGCGTCCCTGAGCCCCAGCACGCCACAGATCTTCTCCGACGCCGACTACCTCGTGTTCAACGGCAAGAGCGAAGCCGAGGTAGTGGCCGAAGGCGCGGTCAAGAGCAGCTACGAGCAGACCGTGGACTCCGTCGTGGCGAAGCGCTTCAAGGTGCAGACCACCACCCGCGTCACCAGCGAACTCCAGTGGGCCGACGAGGACAACCAGCTGCAGATCATCCGCAGCATCCAGGCCGATCAGGCAGCCGCACTGGGCCGCGCCCTCGACTACGTGATCTACCATGCGATCAACCCCAAGACCGGTGAGGCGCTCTCCGGATTCGACCCATTGAGCACGTCCGCCGTGCAGGTGATCGCCACCGAGGATGAGATCGGCAACGTGGACGCTTTGGCCGACGCGCTGAACGACTCCTACGACATCAACGGTGTCGCCCTGTCCAAGACCTGGGCGTCCCGCCTGCGCAAGCTGCGCGTCCCCTCCACCGGCATGCGCTTCTACCCGGAGATCCCGCTGAACCTGCAGGCCGGCAGCCTGGACGGCATCACCGCCGCGACCTCCGGAACCGTCAACGGCCGACTGGCCAAGACCCCGACGAAGGTGCTCGCGTTCATGGGAGATTTCAGCCTCATCAAATGGGGCATGGTCCGCGATCTGACCAGCGAGATCATCGCCTACGGCGATCCGGACCAGACCGGCGTGGACCTGAAGGCCCATAACCAGATCGCATACCGCACCGAGGCGATGTACGCGTTCGCGATCATCGATCCGAAGGCGTTCGCCGTACTCAAGGCCACGGAATGAGGTGAACGATGAGTTTCCCCATCCAGACCCTTGTGGTCAATCCGTCAGGTAAGAAGAAGCATACGATCGGACCGTTGGACGCGCAGGTGAGCCTTGTCAACAAGGATGGCACGGACTTCTCCGCCGGATCCAGCGCCTACGAGCTGCCGGCGGCCGGCGAGGACACCCTCGGCGGCATTAAGCAGTACGCGCCCGAACAAGCGATCGGCAACGTCGACAGCAACATCGCCGAGGCCGCGGCGGACACTCCGACCAAGGACGAATTCGACAAACTCGTCACCGCGTTCAACACGTTGGCGAAACAGTTCGACGACATCATCGCCGGCCTCGTATCCGCCGGGGCGGTCAAACTGCCGGACAAGAAGTGACCATGACGGACGAACCCGACATGTTCGCCACCTCCGACGATCTCGAACGGAGATGGCACAAGCTCACCGACGAGGAACGCGAGAAAGCCGACACGCATCTCGCGGACGTGACCGACTATATCAAGGAACGCTCCCCGAACTGGCAACGTCTCCAAAAAGAACGGCCACGCCTGCTGACGAAGATCACCTGCGACATCGTCCGCAGAATCATGCAGGCCGACCCGTACGACATTCCCGGCGGCATCACGCAGATGAACCAGACCACCGGCAGCTTCAGCGAACAATACAGTTTCGGAGCGCCCACCGGCGATCTCTGGCTGCGCGACGACGAGAAACGCATCCTTGGCATCGACGCTCAGCGCGCGTTCAGCGTCGACATGGCAACGGGGGAGACGTCCTAGTGGAAACCATCGAAGTGTGGCGCGGCCAGTCCACCACCGACACGGACGGCAACCCCATCCAGGGCAAACCCGTCCGCGTCGGCACGTTCCAGGCGATGGTCGCGCCAACCTCCACCACCGACCAGACCGAGGAGAACGCCAGCCCGCAGACCATCGAATACACGATCCACATCCGCGGTAGCCAACCGACCGGCATCCAAGCCACCGACCTGATCAAAGTCAGAGGCATCCTCCTGCCCGTCAAAGGAAAACCGCAAGTGTGGAACAACCTCCACGGACGCCACATCGGCGACGTCATCACCGTGGGCGAACGGGAAGGATAAGCATGGCCAAACGATGCAGATTCGTATTCAACCGCAAGGCGTTCAGCCAACAGGTCCTCAAAAACGAGACATTGCGCTCGCGCATGAGGGACGCGGCCGAAGCCGCCGTAGAGGATGACCGTTGCATGGTCCGCGACCATGACGGCAAGAACCGCAGCGGCGTGGCGATCATCTGCCCGGCACCGGTGGAGAAGGCGCACGGCACGCTAGAGGACACGCTCGGAAGGATGCGCGTATGAGCATCCCGGTCACTCCCCGGCGCACGGAACCCCTGCTCCTGCCCAAACTGAGGACACTGTTCCCGGACGTGACGTTCGACACCATCGAACGAAGCGACCTCGAACCTCCCTTCACCGAAGCCACGCTGGCCGACTCCATGCAAGGCATGAGCACCCCAATCTCGCAGTACGTGCGGCTGCGGCTGAGCGTGCGCTGCATGAGAGAGGACCATACGGGCGACTGGGACAAGGCCGCACGCCTGTGGGCCGACATCGCGAGGGAGATCATCGGGCTCGGAACCGTCGCGCCGCTCATCGACGCGTCACTCGAATCCGGGCCGGTACGCATGACTGACGAGGACAAGAGGCTGGTGTGCGCGTACGGAGTGCTCCTGCTCGAGGTCACCGTCAACTGAAACACAACCAAAGACAACGTGCCGCCACACGCGAAGAACGGAAAGGTGCAGACGAATGTCTGACAACAACGAAAAAACCACCGTCGCCGCGCAGGGCGCGACCGACTACGGGTACGTGTCCAGCGGCAACACCGCAGGCAACGTGCGCCTGATCAAGAACTACGCGCTGTTCCTGTTCCCCAAGGGCGACAGCACGTTCGTGGCTCCGACCGGAGTGGCCTGGACCCCGCCGGCAAGCAAGAAGCCGATCGGCTACTCCACGGAGGACGGCGCCGTACTGCATCCGGAACCGGGCGACAGCACCGACTACAAGGCCCACAACGGCGACATCGTGCTGTCCGACACGGATCCGGGCTACTGGACCCTGCAGCTCGCCGCCATGGAGGGCCGCAAGGATGTGGTGTCGGCCTACTTCGACGTGGACGTCGATTCGGACGGCGGCATCAGCATCAAGGGCGCCGGATTGAAGAAGGAGTGGATCCTCGTGCTGGTCGCGCTCGACCAGCAGGACCGTCCGTTCCTCCTGTACGGCACCAACGCGAAGGTGAGCGACCGTGACGACGTGAGCCTGAAATCCAGCGAGATCATGAACTTCAGCATGACGTTCAAGATGCTCAAGGGCACCAACGGCGAACAGTTCCACGCATGGGGCCTCGTCACTGAAGACGCCAAGTGACCCATTGATTCTTCCCGTGCGGCCGATGGCGGTCGGCCGCACGGGACACCCATTCAACCGCCAACCATTAGAACGGAGCCAACATGAGCGACAAAGAATACCATGTCGTGGACGTAGACCTGACCGAAGCGGAAGAGCTCAAACCCGACGTGCACCTCGAGGTCGCCGGCGTCAAACTCGACCTGCCGAACCTCAACAACGCGGAACTGCCCATCGAACTCGTCCAGGCCATCCTCCTGATCAAAAGCAAGCCCGCATTGTCCGACGAGGAAACCACGGCCTGCGTGAGCACGTTCCTCGCCTACTTCCAGACGATGCAGCCGAACTTCTGGAACGTGCTGCGCAAGACCAAACGTCCGATGGCCTACCTCACCGCGACCATCAAGGCGTGGGCCGAGGAATCCGGACTGGACCCAAAAGCGTTTACCTCGCCCACCTCTGGAACAACAATCGCGCGGCACTAGCCTACGACTGGATCCGAGCGTACGGGCAGATCTACAGGCCCGTACGCTTCCGGGAATGGGTTGAAGGCCAACGTCCACGAGTCGATTGGGGACTCGCCTGGGCGTTGACCCGCGAAATCCTCAAAGACCATACGAGCCACTCGTGGATGGCGTTGCAGAACGCCGTCTACGCGCCCGACGGAGCCGAACAGGCGGTCTGGACGCTGTCCGGACAACGCAAACGCCCATGGTTCGACCACGAGCACGACCCGCTCCGCCCGCCAACCCCGACGCACAACCTCACCCGCCGTCAACGCGAGGACAGGGAACGGCTCAAAGCCTACTTCCACATCAACGACGACCTCTGACTCCGACCGCCATCGGAATCCCAACCTACGAATAAGGAAACACGATGGCAGCACAGGACATAGGCGTCGCATACGTCCACGTCGAACCATCCGGCAAAGGATTCGGCAAAAGCATCGAAGGCGACATCGGCGACGCCGTCAACAAAGCCTCCAAGAAAAGCTCCAACACCATCATCTCGAAGATCGGCGGAGCATTCGGCAAAATCGGCAAGGTCGGCACAGGCGCGATCGCCACCCTCGCCGGCGGCATCACCGCATTGGCCGCCAAAGGCGGCTTCACCCGCGCCCTCAACATCGAGAACGCGCAAGCCAAACTCAAAGGCCTCGGCCACGACAGCGCGAGCGTCACCGAAATCATGAACGACGCGCTCGCATCCGTCAAGGGCACCGCGTTCGGATTGGGCGACGCCGCGACCGTCGCGGCCAGCCTGTCCGCCTCCGGCATCAAGGAAGGCGACCAGCTCACCAAGATCCTCAAGACCGTGGCCGACACCGCGCAGATCAGCGGCAGAAGCCTCACTGACATCGGCATGATCTTCAGCTCCGTCGCCGCCCGAGGCAAACTCCAGGGCGACGACATGCTCCAGCTCATGTCGAGCGGCATCCCAGTCCTCCAAATGCTCGGCAAGCATCTGAACAAGACCAGCGCCGAAGTGTCCGACATGGTCTCGGACGGCAAAATCGACTTCCAAACCTTCGCCGACGCCATGCAGGAAGGCCTAGGCGGCGCCGCACTATCCGCAGGCACCACATTCACCGGCGCCCTGGCCAACGTGAAAGCCGCGTTGAGCCGACTCGGAGAAACAGCCGCCACACCAGTCCTCGACGGCTTACGCGGCCTGTTCAACCAAGCCATCCCACTCATCGATACATTCACCGCAGCCGTCACACCAACCCTGCAAAAAGTCGGAGCGGCACTCCAACAAGGTCTCGAGAACGCGATACCCGCCACACAGGCGAAACTCAAAAACCTTGGCGACACGATCTCCAACATCCCCGGCTTCCAGATGCTCGCCTCGGCGACGGCCAGCCTCAAAAGCCAACTCACTGGCCTCTGGAACGCAATCACATCACTCATAGGCGGACTCAACAATGGCGGCGAAGCCGCCACAATGTTCTCCACAACCGCCGGCGCGCTCGCGGGAGTGGTCGCTTCGGTCGCGCAGGCGTTGTCGAACGCGGCGGGATGGGCGAAGACGTTCGTCAACACGTTCATCGAGACGGGCGCGTTGCAGCCGTTCCTTGAAAGCCTGACCGGCGTCATCTCCGGATTGGGCTCGCTGGTTTCCGTATTGGCGGCCGCGGTCTCGCAGGCCTTCGGCTTCAACGACAGCGCGCGCACCGCCAGTTCCGCGGCGCAGAGCTTCGCCGGACTGTTGAACACTTTGACCGGCGTGCTCATGACGGTGGGAGGCTGGCTGCAGTCGGTCGGACAGTGGGCGCAGCAGAACGGCGCACTGGTATCCGGCGCGTTGAAAGCCATCACCATTGCATTGCTCGCGGTCAAAGGCTGGGATATCGTCTCGGCCGGGCTGAAGACAGTTTCCGGTGGACTGAAGGCCATTTCCGCGACTGCCTCCGGTGTGGAGAAGACCGCTACGGCCACGTTCGATTTGATTGGCAAGATCTCCGACGCGGGAAGCGCGGCTGGAGCACTGAAGCAACTCGCCGGCTCGTTCAATATTGTCAAGGCAGCTCAATCGGCGTGGAGCGCGGTGACCAAGGCTGCTACCGCCGTGCAGCTGGCATTCAGCGCTGCCTTGGATGCGAATCCGATCGGCATGCTTGTCGTGGCCATCGGCGCGGTCGTGGCCGCGCTGACATGGTTCTTCACCCAAACCGAAACGGGCAAACGACTCTGGAACAGCTTCGCCACATGGTTCATGGGAATCTGGAACCAGATCAGCACCGCATGCCAGCCAATCCTGCAAGCCATCGCCATATTCATCACCCAGACCATGAGCCAAATCCAACAAATCTGGCAAACCGGATGGACACTCATCACCACCGTCCTCCAAAACGTCTGGAACACGATCGGCCCCATCATCATGACCGCGCTCACCGCGATCATCACCGGCATCCAAACATTCATCACCACCATCACACCACTCCTGCAAGCCGGAATACAGAACATCCAAACCATCTTCCAAACCGCCGTCACAATCATCAGCACGGTCTGGAACGGACTCTGGAACACCATATCCACCGTCGTACAAGGCGCATGGACCATCATCGCCACAGTCATCAGCACCGCACTCGCCGTCATCCAAGGCATCATCCAACTGGCGCTCGCGGTCGTCAACGGGAACTGGAGCGCCGCGTGGTCGGCCATCCAGGGCATCGCGTCGGCAGTGTGGGGCGGCATCCAAGGCGTCGTCTCCGCCGGCATCGGCATGGTCAGCGGAGTGGTATCCGCCGCATGCTCGACAATCCGGAGCGTGTGGGCCGCGTTGTGGAATGGCGTCGGAAGCATCGTGTCGAGCGTCTGGGGCGGCATCGTCGGCACCGTAAGCAACATGGTTGGCCGTGTCGGGAGCGTCGTGAGCGGGATCGGCGGAACCGTCCGGAGCGCGGTGTCCGGCGCGGGAAGCTGGCTCGTCAGCGCGGGACGCAACATCATCCAGGGATTGATCAACGGCATCACAGGAATGGTCGGCTCGTTGTATTCCAGCATCACCAACGCGTTGTCGGGCTTGGTGGACAAGGCCAAGAACGCTTTGGGCATCCATTCCCCATCGCGTGTGTTCCGCGACGAGGTCGGCGTGATGGTCGGACGTGGCATGGCATTGGGCATCGACGATTCCGCGCATGTGGTCAGCCGTTCCATGGATTCGCTCGTCTCCACGATGAGCCTCTCCGACGCGGACTGGTCGAAGACCGGCAGGCTGAACGTCACGGCCGGCACCGGCGCCAATGCCGGCGACGGCGATCTGCGGGAACTCATCACGGCCGTCGAATCGTTGCACGACGACCTCGGATCGATCATCGCCAGGTACACGCCGACGATAGGGGACCGCGACTTCGCAAGGAAGGTGAGAAGTGCAATCGCTTGAATACGTGTGCGCGGCCACAGGTGAGCGCATCGGCTTCGAGGGGCCGCTGTACGGCGAGACGCTCACGGGACTGCGCGCCCGCGTCTGGGACTACAGCCTCGCCTCACGTGGCATGACGGGCATCACCCGCAAGGCACGCGAGGCGACAGTCACCGTGAAGATCCACGATTCTCCAGCCACGCTCGACCTACTGCGCCGCCTCGCGGACGCCGACATGGCATCCGGGAACCCGGGCACGCTCATCGCCGACGGCGAATGGGAAGCCAAAGCGTGGATCACGAAAAGCGACCCGCAATCCATCACGCCCACGATGGTCGAGACGCAGTTGACCATCGTGCTGGCCGATGGCGTGTGGCGCCGTCCGACCATGACGCATTTCACGCCGCGATACGATTCCGGAACCGCCGACCTTGACTATCCATATGATTATCCGCATGATTTCGCCGGCATGGCATTGGGTGCCGAGATCGTCAACGACACGTCCATCCCGCAGCCGGTCAAGCTCACGATATTCGGACCATGCGCGCAACCGTACGTCATCATCGGAAACAACCGGTACGAGGTCGACGTGACCGTGCCATCCGGCTCGCGTCTGGAAATCGACGGCACCGGCGATGTCAGGACCGTCACCATGGTCAGCGGCACAGGTCTCGCCACAAACTGCTTCGCGCAGGCCGTGCGAGGGTCGGGCAAGGATTCCGGCCGGTACGTGTTCCAACCGCTCGCGCCCGGAACACAGCCGATCAGCTGGCCGGGAGGATTCCAATTCGACTTGACGGTCTGCGAGGAAAGGAGCGAACCGCCATGGACCTGATCGTCACCGACGCCACAGGCAAACCCGTGGCGAGCCACGCCTCATACACGCTCGACCTCGCGTTCGGTAGCGGGGAGAACGACTTCGACCTGCAGGTCGAAGACGCCGCGCTCAAGGCGGGGAGCCGCATCATGATCGACGGCACCGAGTACGGCGGCATCATCGACGACACGGATGTCGACGTGGACGGAGGCCTGTCCACCGTCACATGGCATGGCCGCGACTGGCATGGAGTACTCGCCTCGAAGATCATCGAACCGGACAGGAACAACGATTACCTCACCCTGTCCGGCACGATTCCCGTCATCATGCGCACGCTCGTCAGCCGTGCGGGATTGCAAGGCCTGTTCACCGTCACCGACGAAAGCGCCGACCACAAGACCACCTGCCAGTTCGACCGGTACGTGGACCTGTACAGCGGTCTGGTCAAGATGCTCAGGGCAAGCGGACTCAAACTCCGGTTGCGTAATGACGGCGACAAGGTATCCATGAGCGCCATGCCCGTCCGCACGATCGGCGACAGCATCGACTCGGACCTCATCGACTTCACCGCCAAACAGGCGGCGCACCCGATCAACCATCTCATCTGCCTGGGCAAGGGCGAACTCAAGGACCGTACCGTCATCCACTGGTACGCCGACGCGAACGGCACGTTCAGCCACACGCAGACCCTCAAAGGCCTTGACGAACGCACCGCCACATACGAGTTGTCCAACGCCGAAGCCGACGAGCTCGAGGACAAGGGCAGGCAGAAATTCCAGGAGCTTCGGAACACCAGCACCATCGACGTGGACATTCCCGACGGCATCGACGCGGACGTTGGCGACCTGGTCACGGGTCGTGACAACAACACGGGCCTCGTCGTCACTGCCGAGATCTCCAAGAAGATCGTCAAGGTTTCGGGAGGCGTGCTCACCGTCACCTACGAATCCGGAGGCGCCAGCGCCGGCGGCAACAGCGGAGAATCCTCCATCGGGGATGGTGGCCACGCCTACTACGCTGGAGCCGGCCTCAAACTCGACGCCTGGACGTTCAGCGCCGACGTGACCAGAAACGACATCGACTCGCTCAACAACGCATTGTCGGGTAAACAGCCGAAAGGCGACTACATCACCGGCCTGAAAATCGGTTCGGTGGACACGCTCGCCCCCGGTGCACAGGCAAGCGCGTCGCTTACGGGCGCCGGCAGCGACAAAACCTTGAATTTGGGGCTTCCGAAAGGCGACCAGGGTCCGCAAGGGGAGAAGGGCGACAAGGGCGACACAGGACCACAGGGGGCCACCGGAGCGACCGGACCCACCGGTCCTCGGGGAGAGAAAGGAGCGACCGGGGAGCGAGGGCCGCAAGGCGTCGCCGGTCCCGAAGGCCCGCAGGGACTGCAGGGGATACGCGGCGAGAAAGGCGATAAGGGTGATGCCGGCGCGATCGGCGCGGCGGGACCGCAAGGCCCGACGGGTTCCACAGGTCCGCAGGGTCCCACGGGTCCACAGGGAGCGACCGGCCCCCAGGGCAGACAAGGCATCCAAGGTTCCCAAGGCATCCAGGGCCCGCAAGGGGAGAAGGGTGACAAGGGCGACAGCGGCGTATCCGCCCCCTCGAACGGCTTCTTCACGCTCAGCATGGAAGGCGACGGCGACCTGTACGTGAACTATCCGGACAACACGAACCCACCCTCGTTCGTCTGGGACTCCGAGAGCGGGAACCTGTACGTGGACATCCCGGAAAGGTGACACATGGCGCGACTATTGATCGGCAACATCAAAGGCCCCAAAGGCGACAAGGGCGATACCGGGGCCACCGGCCCGCAAGGCAAGCAAGGAGCGCAGGGCGTTCAGGGAGCTAAAGGCGACGTCGGCCTTCCGGCGCTCGTGATGAAGAAATCCCTCGTCGGCGAATATCCGGTGGGATCCACTTTCACGGGGAACGTGAGCGAATGGTTGAACCGAACACCACTCGCCAACGAATATTCGACCGCATTGTCAGGTGGCGGAAAATACAGCATCGTCTGGCAGTGCGTTTCACAGTCCGGCAGCCTATTCACGGGAAAGACGATTTCCCGTCAATCCATCATCGGAACGCAAGGCCCTGCCGGACCGCAAGGTCCAAAAGGTGACGTCGGCCCACAAGGCGTGAAGGGCGATACCGGCGAGACCGGGCCTAAAGGAGCCACTGGAGCTGCCGGCCCTACCGGCCCGCAAGGTCCTGAAGGGCTGAAAGGTGACAAGGGTGATAAAGGCGATGTCGGACCCGCCGGAGAAGGAGGCCCTACCGGCCCGCAAGGTCCGAAAGGCGACACCGGCCCTGCCGGACCTACCGGAGCAACAGGCCCCACCGGGCCGCAAGGCAAGCAGGGAATACAAGGTGCGCAGGGACTGCAGGGCCCACAGGGACCGACAGGACCGCAGGGTGCCAGCGGCGTGACGGCGCCAACTTCCGGATTCTTCACACTGCAGGTCGACCCGAACGGAGACCTGTACGCCGTGTACGCGGATACGACCACCGCGTCGGCGGCTCCCGTCTCCTACGATCCGGCGACGGGAGACCTGTACTACATGATCAATGACGGAAAGTAAGGAGCGCATATGACGAAGATTCTGCTCGGCAACGTCAAAGGTCCCAAGGGCGACACCGGACCGCAAGGCAAGCAGGGAGTGCAAGGACCGCAAGGCCCGACCGGGGCCACCGGAGCGACCGGCGCCACCGGGGCGAAGGGTCCAACGGGAGCCACTGGGCCACGAGGACTGAGCCTACGGAAATTCAATGGCGACATCAACGGTACGGGTGCGGGCGGAGAAGTGAGAAAAATTGCCCTATCTAGTATTCAGCCAAATGGAAACCTGCAGGTCGGAGACACCATTTTTGACCAATATCAATTCGCAGATGGTCTTGAACTTGGGTTCTGGCAGGTCACCGCCATCAACGGTAGCGATGTGACTGTCAAAGGCGTCGGTAGCTACGTCGTGCCCAAAGGGCCGAAGGGTGACAAGGGAGACAACGGCATGAGCGTGAGCCAGGCATTCATCGCCGCCCACCCCGTGGGTTCCCTCTACTGGACCACTTCCACGGCCAATCCGGGAACAACCTACGGAGGCACTTGGAAGGAATGCGGCACGACGCTTCCGGGACACATCTACCAGCGCACAGCCTGAAAGAGAAAGGAACATCAATGGCACGAACCACGAACATCACCAGATACACCTGCGACCGATGCCACGCCTCCGCATACCTCGCCGACGGTGACCCACGCACCTCCAGCGACTGGCACGACATCACCCACACCACCGTCGACGGAGTCGCACAGGGCGCGCTCGTCTGTACCGCATGCTGGCAGACGTTCAAAGCGCTGGCAGCCACGCAGGACGCTGCCTACGCCGCATACCTCAACAACACAACAGATAGGAAGGAATGACCATGACCATGAATCTCATCACCGGCAAGGCCGGCGCTCCGCACATCACATCCAGCGACCAAGGAGCCATGCAGGCCGGACTGGTCGGAAACGGCAACTACCTGCTGCAAGGCGGCGACGGCAAATTCCCCGCCGTGACCATGCAGTCAGCAAACAAGGCGCTCGTCCCGGTCCTCAACCTTGTGATCGAAGGACGATACGCACGCGTCACCGCGGCGGAAACCGTCACCATCGAAAGCGGAGTCACAGGACGGAACCGCAACGACCTGATCTGCGTGAAATACACGCGAGACTCGAATAACATCGAAACGATCGCGCTCGCGGTGCTGAAGGGCACCGCCACCAGTGGCACGGCGGCTGACCCCACGGTACCGTCGGGTAGTATCCTGAACAATTCCGGCACCGTATGGATTCCGATCGCCCGCATTCCAATCAGTGGCATCACCGCCGGAACTCCTGTCATGCTTGTCAAGCAGTTGCCTCCGATGAGCCAGCTGTGGGATTCCGTAACCC